GCGTCTGTAAAATACAATCTGCTACCGATTGCAGCATCACCTGAACTATCTCTCTGAATTAGACTGCCAGAATCATCATTTTGAGAATACGCTAAAGTACGAATTGTGGAACTTCCGTCAAAGCTAAGAACAGTGTTGGGAACGTCAGCGACTCTAACTTCATTGAAATGCGTATCGCTTGAATTTCTCTGAGTCAGTATCAGATCGTTTTGATCATATGGACTTGGCATACCTAATAAATATCAACTTAATATAATTACATACAATATAAACTAAAACGCCCAAGATTTAGATCTCGGGCGTCTTTTATCACTTTTAGTTCACAAGTTAGAACACCGCCAACGATGTACGTTTCCACTTACCATTCGTATAAATGTAAGCAAAATCATTGTCGTATCTAATCGTACCCGGAATACCCACATCGTTGGTTGTACTTGGAGCAGTACCACCGATTTGTAGATTTGTAATACTTGCACTGTAAGCAGTCAAAATGTTACTGATGTTACCATTGCTTCCACTAAACACACCAAGTGTAGTCAATCCGTCAACACTCAACGTACCAGTAATATCAACATTACTTGCACTGACACTGTTTAGAGTTGACAAGAAATTGACGGTAATATTGTCAAATGTAGATCCACCAATTACGATACTACCGAAACTTGCAGTAGCAGCAGTAATATTACTTGCAGATACTTGACCCAAAGTGGTTAACCCCGTTACACCCAACGTACCAGCAATCGTGGTATTTCCAGTAGAAGCATTAACAATAAACTGACCACTGTTGTAGTTCAATGAATATCCATTTTCCAACAACAACGAGTTTTCAAGAGTATCACCAGTTTGAGCACGTGGCAAATATCCATAGGTCAAATTGTTCTCAGAACCAAATGAACCAGTAGGACCACCCATCAATTTGTTGGTAACTAACGGATTAGCAGAATCACTAATGAACCAATAATCGTTTTGACTATCCCACAACAATGATGCGGTTGCTTGATTCAAACTTCCACTGTCAACTACATCCAATCCACCATAACGTTGGCCCGGAGTCAATACGTTCAAACGAATACGGTTATCACCAATATCAACTACACTTGAACTGATGTAGGTCATTGCACCTTGAACAGTCAAGTTGCCTGGTACCACAATTCCACTGCCACTAAATTGTACGTTGTTGATGTATACAGACGAATTTCCTGTTGTAGAAACCGTCAAATTACCACCACTCGTTGATGTCAAACTTGGATTTGCACCCGCCAATGTCAAATCGCCACTCAAATTAGTACCTGATGCACTAAGAGCTTGCAACTGAGTCAATTGACTTGCGGTCAAGGTGGTAAAACTACCAGCTGCTTGAATGTTTTGACCAATTGGAGCAGCATCAATTGAGCCTGACGCAACCACATTACCGGTAGCATCCGTCTGAATAATCAAACGTGAACCTGACAAATACTGTTCTTCAAACGTCGTATTAGCAGCGTCCCTTTGATGTAAAATTATAGAATATGGATTTAGTGTAGGCATATAAGTGAACCTTGAATCTCTTTATAAATATATTAATTGTTTAAAAAACCGTTTTAAATTTCATAGTTGTTTAACGGTTGACGTAGCCATTCACCATTTGAATAAATGTAATGAAATTCATTGTCATATGCCATCCATCCCTCTTCACCATAATCGTTGGGTGATGTAGGTGGTGTATGCCAAGTAACATTTGGATCATTCAAAGTGCCCGACAAATCGATTTGATAAGTCTGAAATGTAGCATTCATCTGTTGTATGCCTACATCAGCATTCCAAACCGCAATTGGTTGACGCAACCATCTACCATTGATATAAATGTAATGAAAGTTTTCATCATACGCCATCCAACCTTCTTGACCGTAGTCATATGGTGTATTTGGTGCAGCATACCAAACTGGATTATTGTAAAACACAGTGGATTGATATGTCTGAATAATTGTTTCAACCTGTTGAGCAGACAAATCCTCATTCCACGAACTAAATGTAGGTGATGCAAGTTCGGTACCATCTTCAACCATCGGATTAACGTAGTGATATGGTATAGGCTTCTTGTATGAGTTTTCTCTGACCTCTTTGTTGATTTTGGCCATTTCGGTACCAGAAACAACTTCGCTGGTAACAATAACTCTACGTTGAGTAAGAGTTTTTGTGGTAGTAAGTTTCTTGTTCTCAAATGAATCTGGCAACAAATAGGCTTGAACAGTCATATTGAATGTTGTTCGTACCATTCTATCTTTACCCGAATTTACTTCGGTGGTATTGGAATAATCATTGATGTAAACTCTAAACTTGAATCGTTTTGGATCACCCCAATATTCTTCAGCAGCAAAATTGATCTTTTCAATCAATGAGTTCATTTGTTCAACATATTCTGTCCACATCATAAACTCATAAGTCAATGTTACATGGTCAGGCATCGTAACATTCAAGATTTGAGCAACTGGAGCACTTGCACTTGTCAACAAAGAAAACTTGTCGTATTTGTTTTTTTCATCAAACTTTTTAACAACTTGAATGTCCAAATGACGATTCAATGTTGCCAAATTTTGATTTTTAGCAACAGTGTTTCTCTTGTACATGATAGCAGGCAATTGAAGTTTGCCTTGATTATCACGAATTCCACCATCTGTTTGAATAGACTTCCAACGTTCTGGACTTCCATAAAACATTGGAACTTTTACGTTTTCACCATTGTCTTCAACAGTCAAGTTGATGACTTTATCCATATATTCAAATATGGCTGTATCAATATCGAGCAACGTAATTGTAAAGTTCTTGAACTTGTCTTGATCTCTACGAACTTGTGTTGCACGATTGACAGTAGCTTTGACTTCAGCAACATTGTTGTCTTTGTTTCTGAAATTTGGAGCTGGATTATCTGGATTTCCTTTCCATGCCATACGTTATACCTGTCTCTCAAAAATGTTTAGTTTACTCAATCTGCTATAGTGAGTATTGCAAATAAAACTGTGACTCTTGGTATCTTGTCCACCCAAGAATTGTTCTTGAACTACGTTGTCGATTTCGTGATAACGATCATTAAAGAAAACGATATCACCAATTTGTGGAAAGAAGTTCACCTGTTGACACATCTTTTCTCTAAACTTGAACACCACCGTTTGATCACGATCCGGGCCAAATCCTTCATCTTCACCACTAATATCGCCACGGTCAATCAAACAACTAATGTCAATGCCGGGATAAAAAGTCTTACCCTCAGATGGTGCACTTTCACCATACAAGTTAACTTTGGTCTCAGATGCAGCAATCTTAAAAACAGTGACCAACGTTTCAATAATATCACCCATCAACTCAGCATTGATGGAATTGATAAAATTGATGTCACGAGCGCTAAAATATCTTCCTCTTAGTGATGCCATAGATTATCCTATATAAATCATCATTGGAACTTTTTTCAAAATCTCAGTGCTCTTGTCAGCTTTCATTGCTTGTTCTTCAATCAACTTAGATGGCAATGACGCTTCCAACATCTCACGAAGTTGTGTGAGTAGAGCTTCTTTTTCAGTGCTTGCTTCACTACGTAGTTCAGCACCATCCAAAGTAACTTCACCACCCGGAATTGGAATGGTACTATACTTTTGACGAATCGCACCCAACATTTCTTTACACAATGCCAAGTAATACTTGCGTATCCATTGTCTACCCGGAGCATTGATCTTGTTATAGATAACATCCTCATATGGAACATTACTAAAGTCAGAAATTTGATCGGGAATACTACCAGATGGCGTATTTGAGGAACCGGTGTAATATAGATTTGCATCTCTATCACTTTCCAACGCATACTCAAAATACACTTTGTAGTTGTTGGTTGGAATTGGAAACAACTTCAATTTGTTGTTCACAATTTCAAAACTGTAACTACTCTTACGAACCATATCGTTGAACTCAATTGCTTGACCACGAAGCAAATCTTCAAAAATCGGTGTCATCAAAAATTGAACAGCAGGACTATATCCAGCAAACCCCATTTCATTCAACACGTTGCTGTATGACATACCGGTCATACTAAATGGATCATAAATACGAGCAAATGCAGGAGGACCATGGTGGAAAATACGTTTCACTTCGATACGATTTCCAGATCCAGATGCTTGTTCATACAATGATTGTAAGTCATATGTTTGTTGACCGGTAACAACATCGATGCTACCTTTCTTCCAATCAACATTACCACCCACGCCCACTTCACTACCGTATCCCTTTGACAACTTAATCACATATGGCAACGGATCGCCCGTCATAGAACGTCCATTAACTACGGTTGATGTAGATTGTCCAAGCAGTGACAACAAATTGTTACGAATGTTGAATTGATTGATTTGTGAACCATATTCTGTTACAGCTTCTTCAAATGCTGCATAAAAGTTCAAATCGATCATTTCGATGTCTTCGATGGGATAACCCAAACGGATCGCTGCCCAGACCGCACTGCTACTGCAATCGGCCACAAAACGAGCATCAGTGTCGTAAAACCCAAATGGCGTTCGTCCCGGCACAGAACTACCGCTGCCGGGCCATCTTACTCTATCTTGGTCTAAATTAGCACTCATTTGATTTAAATTTATTTAGGTAACTCTCCAGTAGGAACTCGTTTCATATCAGTTCTGGAATATCCAGCTTTAATTCCACGTTTCTTCAACGCACTAACTGCTTTGGATGCTGGTGATCCTGCTGCTTGCATTCCGTGAATCAATAACGCAAACGGTTTATCATCTTTATAAGCATGAG